GCGTCTGTACTTTGGCGGCAGCAAGTCCCGGCCTAGCACCATCTGGGGCAGCAAGATCGGGCTGTTTTTCGACTTTGTGCCAACCGAGTCTCTAGACGATGATGCGGTCGAGGCAACGCTGGACACAAATGAACTCAACGTAGTAACAGACATCATCAGCTCGCGTGACTTCCAGGTGTTCACTACTGGTGGCGAGTTCTATGTGCCGCAACAAGGCACAGACCCGATCACGCCTCTGACCTTCACATTCAAGAACGTCAGCCGCAACGGCATCAAGCCTGGCACCAGGGTGCTGACTCTGGAAACCGGCTCGGTCTACATCCAGCGCCAGGGCAAGAGTCTCAACGAGTTTGTGTTCTCTGACACGCAGCTGACCTATATCACGCAGCGTATCTCTCTGCTATCTGGCCATCTGCTCAAGGGGCCGCAGCGTATTGCTATGCGCCGTGCATCCAGCACAGACGAGTCTGATCTGCTACTGATGACCAACACCACAGATGGCAGCATGGCCGTGTTTTCGGTGATGCGTAGCCAGCAGATCACCTCGCCCAGCGAGTTCACCACCGATGGCGAGTTTGTCGATGTGGGCGTGGATGTGACCGACATTTACTGTGTGACAAAGCGGGTGTTTAATGGCACCACTAGGTACTTTGTTGAGCGCTTCATGGACACGCTGTATACGGACTGTGCTTTTACGGGCGGTGCTGCTGCCAGCGCAAGCAGTCTGCCGCATATTGCCAAGTCTCTCAATGTGATCACTGATGGCGTGCCGCAGTCCAACGAAACCGTCAGCGGTGGCGGCTCTGTCACATTTGACCGGGCAAGTACGGTCAGCTATGAGGTTGGCCTCCCATACACCGTTTACCTAAAAACCATGCCTGTGGAGCTGAAGCTGCAAACTGGGCAGCGCATTGGGTTCAAAAAGCGCATTGTCGAGATCAGTGCGATTTTGAAAGACACTCAGGAATTGAACATCAACAACCAACCTGTCACCACCAGACTGTTGGACAACCCTCTGCTTGATCTGCCGATGCCTACATTCACGGGCATCAAGCGGGTCAATGGCGTGCTGGGTTACAGCCGGGAGCAAGCTATCGAAGTGACGCAGACCTTGCCGCTCAAGATGACCCTACTCGGTCTTGATTACCGGGTAGCAGTTTACGCAGGAACCTAAACCATGGCCGCACCTACTCCTCCCACCGTAATGGGCATGTCTGAAGGCCAGGCATTTTCTGTGTCTGGCATGCTGCAGTCCTATGCTGCCTCACAGTATCAGCGGGCGGCTGCGATCCAAGAGCAAACTGGCTACCTGCTCAAGGCCAGAGACACCCTGGCCGTTGCCGAGGTGCGTGCCGACATGGACGCACAGTATGCTCAGATCCAATCTGGCCGCATGCTGCAGAAGGCAGAAACAGAGGCCATGAACTGGCAGATCCAGGGCAACAGTCTGCTCAGGAATTTACGGGCAACCAATGCCTCGCTGCGGGCTAGAGCTGCTGCGAGTGGGGTGGTGGCCGGTGAGGGTTCTACTCAGGCAGTGGCCGCGCAGAATGTGCAAGCTACCATGCGTGACCTGGCCGTGACGGACTACAACGCGCTGGCGGCAAAGGTGCTGGGGTTTGAGGATGCGACGGCGCTGCTGCAATCTACTGATCTGCAGAGAACGCTCACCCTGTTTTCTGCTGGCCGGCAGGCTGGCCAGTATGAGCAGGCCGCTTCTGCTGCTCGCGGGCGCACAATGCTTGCCAACATTAACCTGGCGAAGGACATTACGGACTTCGCAAGAACAGTTTCCCGGAGCTAACCATGGCAACCCAACGCATTGAATCAGGACGGGTACAGATATCTGGGCCTGGTGGCGGTGTTCCCATGCGACAGGTGGAGCAGCCCGGCGTTAACTATGTGGGCAGCCAGGTGCAGGCCCAGACATCGAGTGCCCTGTCTCAGGCTCTTGACCGCATGGGCGCTGTTCTGTTTGAACAGGCCGGCAGGATGGCCGAGCGCGAGGCGATGCAGTTTGCTGTGGCCAATGAGCCAACTGCCGCGCAGATTGAGGCCGCCAAGAACGGTGACCTGGCATCACTCAACCTAAGCGACAACCCTTTCGGGATCTTCCAGCAGACGCTGCAAAAAGCACGCAGTCTGCAGCTGGCCAACAAGTTTGAGCAAGAGGGCCGCACAGAGTTGGTCAAGATGCTCAACCAGGTGCGGATGGGTCAGGCCACATCCGAGCAGGTGCAAACCAAGATCGACAACATGATCAAGGGGCTGGGCACTGTTGTGGGCCGGCTAGATCCTGATGCTGCGCTCAAGTTCCGCGCAACCATGGCCACGCAGGGCAGCACTATTTTGAGGTCTGCTCTTGACTTGGAATATGAGCGTGCGATCAACCAAGGTCGAATTAAGTTTGATCTTGATTTTGATCAGAATGTGCAGCTGCTTGAGAACGCAGCGATTGCAACGCCCGACCAATTTACAAACCTGGCCGATGTATTCCAGCTAACGATCGCCAGGAACGCGGTCACCCTGAACGATCCGACGCTGCAGAAAGAGGCCAGCACCAAGGCCATTACTGCTATCCGCAACGCCAGGATCGCTGCGCTGACTCGCTACATGACTGAGACTATTGGCAGAGAAAAGCCAGAGAAGATGCTGGAGGCTTTGCGAGAGGGCGTGGTCGGCAACATGAATGTGCATTGGAAGCACTTCAGAAATGTTGACAACGAGGCTCTAGGCATTGTTGAGAAAAACTATCTCGAGGCGGTCAAGCGCAGGAATGAAGGCATTGCGGCTACCCTTGTAGATTCTGAGCGCACAGGCAACACCATCCTGCAGCGCATGTATACGACCAGAGATCCTGGTTTGCAAAGACGGCTATTGGAAGAACTGCAGACTCATCCAGTATCGGCAGAAACGATAAAGAAGGCCAGGGATTGGATTGACTCGGCGCAGGCTACAGACCCGCCATACAACAATCTAGCCGCACTATCGCAAATCACATCACGGGTGGCTGCTGGTCTTGCTACTGAGCAAGAGATCATCAACGCGCCATTGCAACGCGCTACAAAAGAAAGATTGCTCGCAGCAAGGGCTAATCCAGGCGATGACCTCAAGTATTCCATTGACATGATCAACAGGGCTGTCGGCATTCAGCAGAGTGGCATGCCGCCAGAGATTGCTAATGCTGAGGCGCGTGAGCTTGCCAACTCGACCAGGAACACGCTGGTGTCTTCGTTGATGCAATACGCAACTACGCCCGGTGACAATGGTAGGTTGCCTTCACCTGAAGACATCCGCAGGAAAGGCGATGCACTTGCCAAGCAAGCTGCGCCTGGCATGTCTCGAGTCTTCCAGCAGGCTGCTGATGCAAACAGAAATCAGGCACAGCTATCAATCCCAGAGTTGCGTGGTGTGGACTTGAGGGATGATGCTGCAGTAGAAAGAGCGTTGGCAGAAGCCATCCGTAAAAAAGCATCTTCAGCAGACATCAACAATGCGCGGTCTGCGATTGAGAGTTTTAGAGCCAACATGGGCAGGGTTAGCCAAGGAGGCCAGCAATGAGATCAAAGCAGCCGACCATTGAAGACATCTACATGGCTGACTATTTCATCACCGCGCCTGGCGTGCGCGAGGGTCTGCTTGACCGCGCCAGCACTGGTGACGATGATGAGGTGGTCACACAGGAAACTGACGATGGCCCGGTTGTGTATTACCGCACATCCTATGGCGAGATGATGCCTGTAGGCCGGCCCATCATGCTGGCGGCCGGCCCGTCCGATACCGTAACAGATGCTGGGCCTGCGGTGCGTACTGGTCGCGGCGGTGTGCCGTTGCGGCCGCCGAGCATGCGCGACATCACCGAGCCGGCCAAGGGCATGGCTGACATGCTGGCCGCCACGGGCAAGGGATTGGTGCAGGGCTTTGTCGGTCTGCCTGGTGACATCGAGGCGCTGACCTATGGCATCAAGGAGATATTCAACCGTAATGCTGGAGAGGGCAAGCTGGACGCATTCTTGCGTGGCTTCCAGAGTGGCACTGTGCTGCCCCGGACAGATGAGGTCAAGAAGTGGCTTGACCAGAATGTAGGGCAGGTTGGTGGTGGCAACGTGCCCTATGAAAGCATGGGCGAGGTGGTGGCACCTGGTGGCCAGGTTCGCGCTGTTACCGCAACTGCCCGAGCAGTAGCACCGACTGTTGGCCGCATGGCTGGCGACCTATTGCAGCGCCAAGGGTTGATGCCCAATATCGTGCCGCCTGGCCCGAACATTGTCAGCACCCGCCTGCCGACCGCGGTTAAGGCAACTGAAGACCCGCTGGCCAACCGATTAGTGATCAATCTAGAAGCAGCAAAACTAGATCCCAAGGCGTTTGCTCACAATGTCAGCCTGGTCAAACAGTATCCAAATGTCCTGACACGCGGCAGAACTCCTGACCGCGTGGCAGAAGACTTCATTACACAAGTCAAAGACAACTTGCTGTATCTGCATGACCAGGTGCCAGAGGCGACCAGGCTCCGCAGCCGGCTTTGGTATGACGGCGCACGAACCATTGCCGATCGTTTTTCTAGCGACTATGGCGTGCCAGATCAAGCTGTGGCTGGTGTGCTGGCTGTACTATCGCCACAGAAAGATTGGTTCATGAATGTCAGTCTTGGGCAGCGCGTGCTTGACATCATGAGCGCACAGCAGTCAACACGCTGGGACTCCAGCATGGACGACATTGCTCGGCAAATTTGGAAGAAGGACAAATATGCCCCAATGCTGGCCGCGATTAGGGGCAAGACTCTTGGAGAAATAACAAAACCTGGGTTGCAGGCAATGTGGCTGCGTACTTATGACCAGGCCAGGAATCCCAAGTCTCATCAGATTGTCAGCCCAGAGGGCAACTTTATGGGCATCCGAATGAATGCTGATGGCAGGACTCCAACTGGCACATCGTGGGGATCTCTCAATGAGATAGGCAAGGCTGTCTCTATTTTCCGTGACCCGCGCAGAGAAGTGATTTCCACCAACCTTGGCGATGCCCACAAGGTGCGTAACTTCTACAACAATATCTATGCGCCCAATGATCCTGCCGGCCCGGTGACGATTGACACCCATGCTGTGGCGGCCGGCCTGTTGCGCCCACTATCTGGCAACAGCCGAGAGGTCAAGCACAACTTTGGCGGTGGGCCGAAAGGTGAGCGCGGTACCGCAGACAGCGATATAACGGGGGTCAAAGGAACCTATGGCCTCTATGCTGAGGCATACCGTAGGGCTGCAGAGGAGCGTAACATTCTGCCCCGCGAGATGCAGTCCATCACCTGGGAGGCGGTGCGCGGCTTGTACCCAGACACATTCAAGAGCCAGTCTAAAAATGTCCAGCAGATAGATGACATCTGGCTACAATATCGCAAAGGAAAACTGTCCCTCGAGGAGGCACGAAATGAAGTCATTAGAGCAGCAGGAGGAATCAGACCTCCAGAGTGGGAAGCCGCTGGACTACGTGGTGCAGCTGCTCCAGGACTTCAACCTGCCGGTAACGCGGGAGAACTACCTGGATCTGGCGTACCCAGAAGGGGTGCCAGAGGATCTGGACGAAACAACCCTCCCGCAGGAAATCAGGCTGGCGTAACCGGGGGCCAGCAGTCTCCACAGACAGGGGCTGAATAATGGCTATCCCACCACTCTCTGAGCGCCTCAACTCCATGCTGCCTGCTGCCCAGGAGCAGCCGCAGCAACCGCAAGAAGATCCCCTCAGCGCCATCCTGCCAAAGCAGACCGTAGAGCAATACGAGCCTGTGGCCGGGTTGGTTGACCGGCTGATTGTTACCCCGCTCAAGGTCATTCAGCAGGGCACGACCACGGCCCCCAAGGTAGTTGACCAGGCAGGGGCCAGGGCCGCCCAGGAGGCCGTACAAGGCGCTGCACAGGCAGCGGAGAGGGATGCTACCCGTGGGGCCGTTCAGGCCGTCAGAGAGGCCGTTACGCCCCGTCGCAGGCCACCGGCACGGCAACCTCAGCAGGCAACTGTGCAGCCGGCCACACAAGAGCAGATGGCCACGGCTATCCGGGCGGCTGACGAGGCTTTGCAGAATGCACCACCTGGCAGTGTGCCAGCTGTGGCTCCCGAGGCCGTTGGCCCAGAAGTGCCTGGTGTTGTCATTCGTGAAGTTACGGCAGAGGATGCCAATAAATTCCTGTCTGGAGTAGACGCCCCGGCGGTCGGCGTTGACTTCAATTTCAACTATATCCAGGCACCAGAGGATATTGACCGGGTGATTGACGCAACCAGCCAGGCATTTGCCAGGCAGACGGATGCGGCCAAGCGCGGCGTGGTGTCGGACGAAGCGCTGCGCGACATGGCCACCAGGCTGAACATTGCGCCAGAGCTGCTGCAGATGCGCGTGGGCGAAACCATGAACGCTGAGAAGCTGCTGGCCGCCCGGCACTTGCTGGTGCGCTCTGCTGCCTCGCTGCAGGACATGACCACCAGGATCAAGAACATGCCGGCAGGCACTGAGGATGACAACCTGCTGCTGCAGTTTCGCAACCAGCTGGCCACCCATGCTGCGATCCAGATGCGCCTGAAGGCCGCACAGACTGAAACTGCCCGTGCCCTGCGGTCATTCCGCTTGCCGGTCGATGGCACCGCCGGCATCTCTGACCCGAACCAGATCACCGCCCTGCTCAACGAGATGGGTGGCCGGGCCAACATGAAGAACCTGGCCACAGCTTACCAACAACTGACACTGGATCAGCAGGCCCGCTTTACTGAAATGGCCGGCACCACTACCCAGCAGCTGGGCAAGATCTGGAAAGAGATGTACCTGTCCAGCCTGATGTACGCGCCAGCCACCACTGAACGTGCATTTTTTGGCAACATGATCCTGACGCTGGCCAGGGGCATGGACACTGCTTTTGCCTCCACTGTGGGCAGGGCTGTGGATAAGACTGTAGTATCTCCGATCTTCGGATCAAACAGCTCTGACTCGGTAACGATTACCGAGGCGGTAGTTGAGATGGCCAACTTTTTCCACAGCTTGCCCAATGGTTTGCGAGCTGGCTTGAAGGCGTTTGTAGAAGATGCGCCTGTTTATCAGGTTGGCCGCGATGTGGATAAGACGCCAGACCCCGCCATCAGCGCCAGGCTGTTTGCTGACCCGAACACGCCAATGGCTCATGCTGTGGACTTTTTGGGCAAGGCAGTGCGCCTGCCATTCCGCAGCATGCTGGCCGTCGATGAGATGGGCAAGGCAATGATCGCCCAGATGGAAACCCGCAGGCTGGCGGCCAGGGATGCGCTAACGGCGATCCGCAATGGCGTAGATGTTGACGCTGCTCTGGATGGCATGGCCCTGCAGATCAGCAGTCCAGATGCCCGCACTCTAGACCGGGTGCATCAGGCTGTGCTGGACGGCACCCTACAAAGCGACCTGGGTAGCTTTGGCCAGGCGCTGATGACCATGCGGAATAAGCTAGATCAAATCCCGATTGGCCCTGTTGGCACGGTGCTGGCTCCGTTTATCAAGACGGTGATTAACGCACAGAAGCAGATGGTGGCCCGCACGCCACTGCTCAACTTTGCATTGGATGAGATCAGGGCTGACATGGCGGCCGGTGGTGCCCGCCGTCAGATGGCGCTGGGCAAGATGAGCCAGGGTGCTGCTTTCATGGGCTTTGGCTACTACATGGCGCTGGAAGGCACCATCACCGGCGCTGGGCCGACCGATCCCAACCGCCGCAAGTTCTTGCAAGAAAGCACTGGCTGGATGCCTTATTCCATCAAGGTTGGCGAAACACCTGAAGGCAGAGCGATTTACCGCAGCTATGCCGGCCTCGAACCGATTGGTGGCATGCTGGCCATGGCGGCAACACTGGCCGAGATCGGATCGGTCTACGGTAAAGAAGACGACGACGAATGGCATGACCTTCTGCTGTACTCGGCACTGCTGCCGTTCAAGTACATAGGAGAGCTGCCATTCATGCAAGGCATGGCCAACCTGACCGAGATGATTGAGCAAGTCAAGCGCGATCCTAAAGGCGAGAATGCCAGTGCGGCTGCCAATAAATTCTTTGGCGGTATAGCGCAAACCATGGTTGGCGGTGTAGTTCCAGTGCCAATGCCAGCCGGCGGTCTTATCCGTCAGATCGAAAGCGTACTTGACCCGGCCAGGCGCGAGGTAACGCTGGACATGAGCCTGCCTCCAGAGAAGCGTTATTTTGATTTCCTGTTCCGCACCTGGCTGGCCAAGACTCCGATCCTGTCAGAGGGCATGCCTCCAACCAGGAACATCTGGGGCGAGGTGGTGACCACTGGTGAGCCTGATGCCCTGTCATTCATCATCCCGTTCCACAAGAAGGAGCGCGATCTCGATTCGACAGAGCAGCGGCTGCTGGACATTGCCAAGGCTCGGCAGAGCTTCCCGCTGAATAAGCCTCAGCGTACCGTGGCCAACATCAGGCTCAATGACTCTGAGTACAGCACCATGCTTGAACTGATGAACAAGACCTTGGTCGATGGCAAAACCTTCAAGCAGGCGGTGCAGGCAGAGCTGGTCAACCCGGCTTTTGTGGCCGAGATGAATCGCGGTGCCTATGAGGGAATTGCCAGCCGACTGTCATCTGTAATGGGCCGGTATAGGGATGAGGCGATCGACTCTCCAGGCTTTCAGCAGCTGCATCCTGACGCATTCATGCAGATCCAGAAAAACCGCATGCTGGCCGAGCGCCGCTATCAGCAACCAGAGAGAAGGCCACTAGCCACAGAAGGCCAGTAACCCTACAATTTGACAGAGAGGATTGAATCATGCCAGTGCCAATTTCCAATGTGACCCGGCGTGCGGTCTATGCGCCCAGCGGTGCTGGTGGCGCTGGCCCCTATGCGTTCACCTTCGAGATCCTTGCCGCGACAGATATCGCGGTCTACAAGGACGATGTGCTGCTAACGCTGACCACCCACTACACGGTGACGATCAACGCCAATGGCACCGGCTCGGTGACCATCACGGCAGCCGGCCTGGCCCTGTCTCCCACCAGCCCGACCCAGTACGCCATCGTTGGCAACCGCACCATTGCCAGGACTACTGACTTCACCACTGGCGGCGATTTCTTCGCAAACGTGTTGAACGATGAGCTTGACCAGCAGACCATCTTTAACCAACAAAATTCTGAAGGTCTGCAGCGTGCTTTGGTGGCCCCGCAGACTGATCCGACCACTATCAACATGATTTTGCCGAGGGCAACGCTGAGGGCCAATAAGACCCTCGGCTTTGACGCAAGTGGCAATCCATCCCTTGGTGAAACGCTGGGAACCAACCGAGGCAATTGGGCATCTGGCACAACTTACTATGTGCGAGACATTGTCAAAGACACGACCAACAATAACATTTGGCAGTGTGTAACCCTGCACACCTCGAGCGGTTCGCAGCCGATCAATACAAACACAGACAGCGCCAAATGGACGCTGCTTGTGGATGCAGCTTCGGCCACCACATCTGCATCTAATGCTGCAGCATCCGAGTCTGCTGCAGCTGCATCTGCTGCACTTGCAAATGATTGGGCGACTAAGACCAGTGGGGCTGTCGCTGGTGGCGAGTTTTCTGCCAAGTACCACGCCCAAGCGGCAGCGACATCTGCGAGTAATGCCAGCACCTCGGCCAGCAATGCATCAAGCAGCGCAACAGCTGCAAGCAATGCACAGACCGCTGCAGAAGCTGCACGCGATCAGACGCTGGCTGTGTACGACTCATTCGACGACCGCTACCTGGGCAGCAAGACAAGCGACCCGAGTGTTGACAACGACGGCAACGCGCTGGTGGCTGGTTCGCTGTATTTCAACAGCGTGTCTGGCATCATGAAGCTGTACACCGGCAGCGCTTGGGTTGCGGCCTATGTGCAGGGCGTGGCGTCCAGCATCAACTTCACACCAGCTGGCGGTGTCGCGGCCACCAACGTGCAGACGGCCATTGAGGAAGTTGACAGCGAGAAGCTGGCCAAGGCGAGCAACCTGTCTGACTTGGCCGACGCAGCCACAGCTCGGACAAACTTGGGTCTGACCATCGGCACCAACGTTCAGGCTTATGACGCTGACTTGACTACCTTGGGTGCTGGTGGAGCGTCTGCTCGGTCATTCCTTGGTCTGGCCATCGGCACAGATGTGCAAGCGTATGACGCTGACACAGCCAAGACCGATGTGGCCCAGTCATTCACTGCAGCCCAGCGCGGCTCGGTGTCTGCGCTCACTGACGGCGCGACAATCACGCCCGACTTTGCGGTGGCCAACAACTTCAGCGTGACGCTGGGCGGCAACCGCACGCTGGCCAACCCGACCAACCTGGTGGCTGGGCAGTCAGGCGTCATCAAGATCACGCAAGATGGCACCGGCTCTCGCACGCTGGCCTTCGGCAGCTATTGGGACTTCGCGGCTGGCACTGCGCCAACACTGACAACCGCCGCCAACGCTGTGGACATTCTGGCTTACTATGTTGACAGCACAACCAACATTACAGCCCGTTTGATCGGGGATCGCAAATGAGCGTAGTTAACGCCATCCCACTGCTCTTGGGTGACGAGGGCTACAACATCAGCCGTTCTGTGCGGCTGCGTTCAAGTGCGTCTGCTTACTTCAGCCGTACACCGGGGAGTGCTGGCAATCGTCAGATCATGACATTTTCGTGGTGGATAAAACTTGGAAATTTTGCTGGCTCCATATTTGGCGCACAGACAACAAACAACCCTCGTTTTCAAATCTATTACAACGGTTTGTCTGACGGTCGTTTCGAGTTGTTTCAATCAGACGGTGGTGGCAGCACTGTTTCTTATGTTCTTAACACCGCAAGATCACGCGACACTAGTGCGTGGTATCACTTTGTTGTCTCAATAGATACTACACAAGGTACAGCATCTAATAGAGTTAAGTGGTATCAGAACGGTGTTCAGCTAACATCTTTTGACACTGCGTCCTACCCTGCTCAAAACACAAACTTCGACTGGAATAGTTCTGGCACAGTTCACAATATTGGCAGACAGCCAAACGCAAGCGGGTATGTTGACGGCTACCTCACCGAGATCAACTTCATTGACGGTCAAGCCCTGACACCATCCAGCTTCGGTGAAATCGATGCCATCACTGGCGTATGGAAGCCTAAGAAGTACGCTGGCACATACGGCACAAACGGCTTCTATCTGAACTTCTCAGACAACAGCAGCAACACCGCAGCCACCATCGGCAAGGACTACAGCGGCAACGGCAACAACTGGACACCGAACAACATAAGCGTGACCAGCGGGGCCACCTACGACTCGATGCTGGATGTGCCGACGCTGTGGGCTGATGGCGGGAATGGGCGGGGGAATTACGCAACTTTGAATCCGCTCAACATCAACAGGCCGACCATAATCGACGGCAACCTGCGGGTGACAGGCGGCGACCTCATTGGGCTATCGACCATTGGCATGACATCGGGCGCGTGGTACGCCGAGATGACTGTGACCACCGTTGGAACGGAAACGTCTTGCGGCATTGCACAAGCCCCCACTGGCGGCACAGGCTCGTCCTACGTTGGTTCTACTGCAACCTCTTGGGGCTACTACGCTGGCAACGGCAACAAGTACACAAACGCAAGCTCGGCCACTTACGGCGCGACCTACACCAGTGGCGATGTCATTGGTATTGCATTTGACGCTGACGCTGGAACGCTTACCTTCTACAAAAACGGAACCACTCAAGGCGCGGCCTACACTGGCCTGACAAGCGGGCCTTATTACTTTGCTGTCAGTGGTAGAACATCGGGAACGGCAAACAACGTATCAATAAACTTCGGCCAGCGCCCCTTCGCCTACACGCCGCCTAGCGGCTTCAAGGCGCTGAACACGCTGAACCTGCCCGAGCCGACGATTAAGAAGGGCAATCTGTATTTTGACGCCAAGACGTATACGGGCAACGGAAGCACACAAAGCATCACAGGGATGGCTTTTGCGCCCGACTTGGTTTGGATTAAAAGTCGTTCAAGGGCAGACCCTCACGATGTTTATGACACGGTTCGTGGCGCACCTAAAGCACTTTATCCAAACCTAACTGACGCAGAATATACCGTTGCAAATGGATTCCAAAGTTTTGACAGCGCAGGATTTTCTCTCAATGGCTCTGGCGGAGGCGGCAACGTAAACTTTAATGGCGCAACTTACGTTGGCTGGCAATGGAAAGAAGGCGCGACGCAGGGCTTCGATATTGTGACGTATACGGGGACGGGTGTGAACCGCACAGTGGCGCACTCGCTTGGTGTTGCGCCGAGCATGATGATTGTGAAGCGTAGGGACTCTGCAACAAACGGCGATTGGTTCACCTACCATGCAAGCCTTGGTAATGCAAACGCTGTTTATTTAAACCTCACCAACGCCTCTGCGGGTTCTGGTGGAGCTTGGAACAACACATCGCCAACAAGCTCTGTCTTCACTGTTGGAACGTCAACAGGCGTTAATGCAAACGGCAGCACCTACGTCGCCTACCTCTTCGCTGAAGTCGCAGGCTTCTCGCGCTTCGGCAGCTACACCGGCAACGGCAGCGCGGATGGGCCGTTTGTGTTTTGCGGGTTTGCTCCAGCGTTCATCATGCTCAAGCGCACGGACAGCACCGGAAACTGGACGATGTATGACCGCGCTAGAAGCACAAGGAACCCAGACACAAAAGTGCTTTACCCCAACTTGTCGAATGCAGAAGACGCATCAACAGACCACTTTGATTGGCTGTCTAACGGCTTCAAGATGAAGTCAACCAACCAGAACACTAACGGCGGAACCTTCATATTTATGGCTATGGCCGAACACCCATTCAAACTTTCCCTTGCGAGGTAATCATGTTTTTGCTCAACGGTAACCCTCTGCCACTCGACACACCTTTTGACGCTAATGGTGTGCAATACCCCGCCAACTGGTTGCGCCTGACCAGCTCGGAGGAGAAGGCGGCCATCGGCATCACCGAGGTCGCTGATCCTGCACCGCATGATGACCGCTTCTACTGGGCGCCTGGCGTGCCGAAGGATCTGGAGCAGCTCAAGAAGCAGATGACGGAGCAGGTCAAGGCGACGGCTGGCTCGCTGCTCGCGCCGACCGATTGGAAGATCGTCCGCGCTGCCGAGGGTGTCAAACCTGCGGACGCTGACACCTTGGCAAAGAGGACGGCCATCCGCGCTGCCTCTGATGCGAACGAGGCTGCAATAGCGGCTTGCACAAGCGTGGATGCGCTGGCCTCTTTGCAGATTACCTGGCCTGTTGACGATGAGGTGTGATGATGGAGCCGGTAGAGATTGACCCGATCAAGTACGGTGCAATGTGGCAGCGCGTCAATGACTACGAGCGTCGATTCGAGGTCATCGACAAGAAGCTCGACAAGATGGAGCGCCAGATCGAGGAGCTGCTTGCCCTCGCCAACAAGGGCAAAGGCGGCTTCTGGATGGGTATGACGATTGCCAGCAGCGTGGGTGCTGCGGTGGCGTGGATCGCGGGGCACTTCAAGGGGGGATGAAATGATTGACCCGATCACCGCATTGGCTGCAGTCTCGAGTGCGGTCAACCTGGTCAAGAAGGCAGTGGCCACTGTCCAGGATGTGCAGTCTTTAGGCCCGGTGCTCGGCAAATACTTTGACGCCAAGGCCCAGGCCATTGAGGTGGTCGAGAAGTCAAAGAGCGGCGGCTTTCAGGGTTCAGCGCTTGGCAAGGCGCTCGAGCTGGAGATGGCTCTCGAGCAGGCCAGGGAGTTTGAAGAACAGGTCAAGATGCTGTTCTTCCAATCCAACAAAATGGATGTCTGGCTGCGGATCACAGCCCGCGCCAAGCAGATGGAGGCCGATGCGGCAAGGGCTGAAAGCAAGCGCAAGGCAGAGGCCAAGCGGAAGAAGGCAGAGATGGATGACGCGATCCTGATCATTGCTGCTGTGTCTGCTACCCTGCTGGTGCTGGGCATCACCTTCTACTTTGTTTTTCAGGCACTGCAAGTGCAACACTGACATGACCAGATCAGAACTTGAGATCTTGATCAAGGGCCGGGCAGCTGTGACGGTCACGGCGTTTGCTGCTTTGCTGGCCATCAATACCATGCTGGGCAACAGCAACAGCAGCAAGGTGATGACCAATACCATTCAGGCCAATAACGTCTGGGCGTGGTACCAGGCCAAGAACATCCGCTCTGTGCTCAACACTGCCATGGCCGACATGGTTGAGTCTGATGACATGACGAAGAAGGACGCGCAGCTGGTGCAGCATTTCCGTCACGAGGTGCAGCGGCTGAGAAACGATCCAGAGGACGGGATGCTGGCGCTGTCGGCCAGGGCCAAGGCGCTCGAGGCAGAGCGCGACAAGGCGAGGGAGCGCAGCCCGTACTACACCTGGGCTGGCTCGGCGCTGCAGCTTGGGATTGTGCTTTCAACCGCAGCCATCCTGGCTGTGACCATGCCGCTGTTCTGGGCCAGCGTGGCGGTGGGTAGTGTGGGCGCTGCCCTGATGGCCTTTGCATATCTAGGAGTCTGACATGCTATCTCTTATCTCTACCCTCGGCGGTCTGCTGATCAGCGGCTTGCCTAAGCTGCTGGAGTATTTCCAAAACAAGAGTGACCAGAAGCATGAGCTTGCCCTGGCTCGCATGCAGACGGAGCGCGAGCTGCAGATGGCGGCTCAGGGTTTTGCTGCACAGCAGCGGATTGAGGAGATCCGTACCGACCAGGTGATGATGCAGACCGAGGCGCAGATGACTGAGGCCGCACTCAAGCACGATGAGAAGGTGCTCGAGAAGGCGCACAAGTGGGTGGCTTCCTATGTTGGCACCGTGCGTCCGACCGTGACCTACATCTTCGTGATCGAGCTGGTGCTGATCAACTTCTTCATGGCCTTCTATGTCTGGAACCACTCGGAGCTGATCAAGAGTGTGGATGACATCATCAAGTATTCTGATCTGATCTTCTCCAGCGATGAGATGGCCATGCTGGGCGGGATCATTGGCTTCTGGTTTGGATCGCGTCAGTGGGGCAAGAAGTGAAACTGAGCAAGGCCGGCGCTGATCTGATGCACCGCTTTGAGGGGTGTAGGAACAAGCCCTACCTGTGCCCGGCGCACATCTGGACTATCGGCTATGGCCATGTCCTATACCAGGATCAGATCAGGCTACCCATGGTGGCCACTGAGGGCAAGATCGCCAGGAAAGATTACCCACTGAGGGCAGAGCATGCAAGAGTCTGGAGCAAGCAAGAGATCGAGGAACTATTCGCTTCTGATGTCGCGTCTTTTGAACGCGGTGTTCTTCGACTTGTTCCCGCTGTGGTTGGCCGTCAAGGCAGCTTTGACGCTCTGGTCAGCATTAGCTTTAACTTCGGTCTAGGCAACTTGCAGCGATCGACCATCCGCATGAAGGCCAACCGAGGCGATTGGGAGGGCGCAGCAGAGGCGTTCATGCAGTGGACGAAAGGCGGCGGCAAGGAACTGCCTGGGCTGGTGCGCCGCCGCAAGGCAGAGATCGAGTTATTTCTCTCCGATTAGTGCTCCAAGGGCGGCCAGCCGCTTGCTGTAGGCTGCCATGTGACGCACCCTCTTGACGGTGTCCACCCGCTTGAGCGTGGCATCGTTGGCCTCCTGCAGCTCACGCAGCAGGGTCATCCGCTCCCTGGGCGGGCGCTTGCCTGCCATGGCGGTTTTCTCGGCAACGGCTTCGTAGGCGTCGGCCCATTCATCCAGGCTGGCATGCGTACTGAATGGTTCTGTCTTGCCTGGCACCATCACCCCGTAGCCCACCACGCCCACCGCTGCTGGTTCTTCCTGCACCGTCGCCTCGGGGATGTCCACAACCTCGAACTGCTCGAGCATCTTGTCGGCAATGTTTATGGCCTCATCCAGCGCCTTCAGCCCCTTGTCAATTTTCTTGTTGGCCAGCTCCTCGGCCTCTGTGTCTTGGGCGAATGTTTCTGCAATGACCGCAGGGTCGCTGGTGGTGGTCGGCGCTGCAAGCGCGTCCAACGGGTTGGCCGGCGGTTGTCTCTTATTGACAGCTGAATTAGGAGACAACCCCTCTGCCGGGTAGTCCTGGGCCTCCTCGGCGGTGATCAGCCCCTTGAGCACATCAGGGAAGGCGTCGCGCAGCGCGAACCCCCTGGCCCGCATCTGCATCATGCGCTTGGGGTATGCCTGCCACGGCCCCTGCTTGCCCCACAGGCCGGCCCGCTTGGCGTCCTCGACGCTGAACTTGGCGGTTACTGGCTTGCGCCCCTTCCGCTTGGCCACGCAGACCGCAATAGGGTTCTGGGTGCCTTCGTTCTCAAAGTATTCCTCGACATCCTCGCAGACCGGGCTGGCCTGCACCAGGGCCATGGCCGCATCGCCGTACACGCTTGGCTTGCCGTTGATCACGGCGATGTTCTGCAGCGCCTGCATGGGGGCCAGGCCCATCTCATAGCCCCACTGCACACAGACCAGGATGTCCTGGGGCTTGCCTTGGTATGCCTTGGGCACCATGCTGCTGTTGGCCAGCATGTCAGAAAAGCGCATGGCTTCGTCAAGAGTGGCGGGCGCAAAGCCCTGTCGGTTAGTGGTTGTCAATTGCATTGTTGCCTCCTGGAAAGTATTGACGCATGGTTTCAAAGACGAGGGCCACGATGGCCGTCACGATTTCGTCGGCATCCTCTGCCGTACATTTCTCAATGTTGAACCGCACTGCATCCACAGCACGGCGGTGTGCCTGCAGCAGGCGATCTTCAGGGTGCTCTGTCACTTCAGCTCCTTGATTGATACGTTGGCCAGCCTGATTGTGTAGGCTTCCTTGGCCGGCACAGTCTTGGCAGGCTGCGCCTGGTAATACCTGGTCGGCCACTTGATCTGCCACTTGCCGGCCAGACCCACGGTGGCATGGCCCATCAGCTTTTTTAGCTGCTCCTCGGCCTTGGTGATTTCCTCCTCATTCTTCTTGTTGACGCCCCGCCAGTAGGCAATCTGGTCTGCCAGCACTGCGGCCTCACCAGGCAGCTGCACAGGTTCCTCAACGGCTGGATACATGCCCCGCCCGTCTGGCCACTTCTCCTTGTCTGCCGGCGGGTAGTACTCCACCGTGCCGGTGGCCTTCCATGCGTCCAGCCGGCGCTGGAAGTCGGTGGCCACCTGGGCGATGCGATCGACCGTGCCCTGGTGTGGGGCGAATAAAAACACCCGCAGCTCGGTGCCACGGTAGAGCACACAGACGGCGCCCCACTTGGCCTTGATGATGTCCATCTGGGCCTGCAGCTGCACCACGCCGCGCCACAGCGGGGGCACATCCTCGACATCCATGGCGGTGAGCTTGCCCTCGAGGACGCCGATGCCGTCCAGGGTGATGCTGTCCTGGCCAACCACATAAATGCCAGCCTCGGCGTCTGTCCTGATGACCTGGCCCCGGCCATCTCCAGTGCCGTCCAGGCTGCAGCACAGGGGCAGGCTGTCGTGGAACCTGGCCTCCGGGTGATCGGTGACTAGGTCGGCCAGCTCAAGCCGGCGGGCTGACTCGGACAGGATCAGCGGCTCCATCATGTTGCCCCACTCCATGGCTTCCTTGGCCTCGAACTCTGTCTCCAGGCCGCGCAGTGCCAGGATGCTGGACTCAAGCTCATCATTGGGGCTTGAGTACCGGCTGATGCCCATGACGCCTGGCAGCCGGCTGGCTGACAGCATGGTGTTGGGGGTGACTTTTCCTACCATTATTTTTTCCTCGCTTTCAGGGTGTATTGGGCAATGTGCTTGCCCGTTGGGGTGACGACGGTTTCGGTGTGTATGTCATGGCCACTGGCTCTGAGGTCTGCGATCCTGGCCGCCAGGCGAAAGCAGCCGGCTTGCTGCAGTGCATCAATTGCGGTGACCGGGCCGCGCTCGAGCATGGCCAGTATGTCCTGGCACTGGCTCATTGCATGACCTCCTGCTGTGTGTGGTTGAGGCGCTGGTATTCCTGGGCCTGGGCCTCCCGGCTTGGCGGCTGCCAGCCAAACCGCAGCCATGTCTTGGTGACATCAGTGGCCGCTGCCGGGGTGTAGGGTTTGCCCTGCATAAGGGATTGAGATGGGACTATTGGAGTTCCGTGCGGCATGTCAAACCCCCGCCCCGAGTATGACGCCGATGAGAATAAATACGGCCACGGTGGCCGCAGCATACAGACTGTCCATGATTGCCTTTCAGTTGGTTGAGAGAAGGGTTGCGACCTGGCTGGGGTGCCAGATGGTGCTGCCGCGGGCGGTCTGAACACCGCGGGCAGAGAGGGCTGCAGCGATCTCGCGCAGGGTAGTGCAGCCGGCTGCCTGGATCTGGGCCAGGATGGGCTGCATGCGGGCCTGGAAGGCTGCTGCACGGGCCTGGATGGCCGCGTTGCCTGCAGCGCTGCCGGCGGTGGGATTGCCGCTGCCCAGGCGCACGCCACGGGCCTTGGCGGCCTGCAGCGCGGCACGGGTACGGCGGCTGATCTCCTCGCGCTCATGCTGGGCAACGACGGCGCGGATGCCGAACTCGAGGGTGCCGGCGTGCGGCATGTCGGCCGCCACGATCTGCACGCCAGAGTCGCGCAAGGTCAGCAGGAAGGCGGCCTGACGCGAAAGCCGGTCGATCTTGGCAATGAGCAAGGCTGCGCCAGTAGACTTGCACAAGGCGATGGCAGCGGCCAGCTGGGGCCGGTCATCATTCTTGCCAGACTCGATCTCGGTGAAACTGTGGATGATGCTGTCAGCGTAGGCTTTGACGGCTGCCTGCTGGGCCTCCAGGCCAAGGCCGCTCTGGCCCTGGCGCTCGGTGCTGACGCGGTAGTACGCGATGTAGGTGGCCATGATCAAGCCTCCTTGGCTGCATTGATGATGGCCTGCATCTCGGCTGACTTGTAGCCAGCGAATGCTTCATCGAAGGTGCGGAAGTAGCGGCCATTGGCTTTCCATGCTTTGTGCGATGCGTTCTTGCAGCACACGTTGATATAGCCAGCCTTGCTGATGTAGATGTGCGCGGAGATCTTGCCGCAGTCGGCCTCAAGATACTTGCCGTTTTCGACTGCTTCTGCGCGGGTAATGAGAACTTGCATTTTGAACTCCTGTTTCTCGGTGGTTCTGGTGTATCACCGCGATACACCGTGCCGCCATTATAGCCACAGGTTTCTGGCCGTCTGGCGTAGGTGTTTACCCTAAGACAATGGCTACAATGGTCGCTGCCATAATGTTGCACTCTGCAATACAGGAGTCATATGGAAACGAACCGACCATTCATGATGCGGCTGCAGGCCAGCACTCGAGAGCTGCTTGACCGAGCGGCCAGAGATCAAAGGCGCTCGAGGGCCAGCATTGTTGATCAGCTGATCCGAGACAACTTGAGCCGGCGCTACGCTGATGTGCATGACAGGCTGGACAAGCTGCTGCAGGGCACAAAATGACGCACCAGGAGGCCAACAAGCTACTGGACATGGCAAAGGATGGCCAGCCTATACCAGAGGATGTGATGGCCGAGGCGCTGTTCCTGACGGGGGATGCTGCCAGTTGGCAAGATGTGCCCTGCCAGGACATCGAGGCGTTCCTGGCCGATCTGAGAAAGGCGGGGCTACTATGACTCCATGCATCCTGGCCCTCGACCTGGGCACCACTACGGGCTGGGCGCTGCGGCCCACAACCGGGGCGATCGCGCACGGCTGGATGTCTCTGAAGGGCGGCCGGTACGAGGGCGGTGGCATGCGCTACCTGCGCTTCAGTCGCTGGCTGCACGAGATCTACGGCACCGCAGGCGACATCAATGCGGTCTATTTCGAGGAGGTGCGCCGGCATGCCAGCACCGATGCCGCGCATGTCTACGGCGGCCTGATGGCCACGCTGACCGCCTGGTGCGAGAGCAGGAACATTCCCTATGAGGGCGTGCCTGTCGGCACCATCAAGAAGCACGCTACTGGCAAGGGAAACGCTGACAAGGCGGCCATGCTGGCGGCCATGCAGGCCAAGGGGCACCCGGTGACAGATGACAACGAGGCTGACGCGCTGGCGCTTCTGCACTGGGCAGCAGAGCAATGAAGTGTCCAGTGTGTGCAGCCTGGACGGAGATCAAAGAAACGCGCCGCCGACCAGAGAACGAAAAGTACAGGCGCTATGAGTGTGGCAACGGTCACCGCTTCACCACCATGGAAAGGGTGCTGAAGGTGATCAAACCGAAGGAGAAGAAGGGATGACAGACAGAGAACTGATGCAGCAGTGGCTGCGCCCGGGAGCAATCGTTCCGGTGGATATGAACACAGTGCGAATCCTGATAACTGCCCTGCGCGAGAGGCTGGCGCAGCCACAACGGACGCATTGGGAAGGGTGCGAGGAAGTGCATCCTGAGTGCAGAAAACCGGAGCAGGAGCCGGTGGCGCACGTTTATTTGTTTGAGCCAAATGGTAGACCACGGGTTGCATGGGACAACGCCAATGGCATCAAGATCGGCGATAAGTTGTACACCTCCCCACCACAGCGCCAGTGGGTCGGTCTGACGAGAGATGAGGTGTTGGACATTGAAGATGCCGCAAAACACCCGTTGGATTTCGCCCGGTCCATCGAAGCCAAACTCAAGGAGAAGAACACATGAAACCACTGAGCAAACTACATCAAGAAGCCGTTCTCAAAGCCAAGACCGAGCAGGAAAAGATCAAGGCTGCTGCCACTGCCATGATTGAAACGC